CGTCCCTGTCCAGCAGAAACAACAGAGCCATATTTCATCATTTTAGCTGCAATCTCATCTGCTTCTTTTGGAGATGCGCCATCAGCTAATGCATTTTGTCTTGCAAACTCAGCTTTTTCTGCACGATCTGCAGCTTTCGCTGGTGCTGCAACAGCGCCACCTTCGTTTTTATATTTCGCGACAGCCTTCTTTCCTTCTTCTGTCTTTTCGAATCCTGCCAATTGTTTATCGTTTAGTTTTTGTCCTTCATTAGAGTTAGTCTCATAGTCTTTTATCTGTTTATAGATTTTATCTTCTTCAGACATGTTCTTCATGTTCTGTGCTTCATCTTGTATCTGGGCTAATCCTTTATGATCTTTTGTAAAAATTTTATCTTCTTTTGATAAACCAGAACCAGCGGATTCTTCTACCGTAGCAGCACTGTCTTGTAGTCTCTTATCCAGTTCTGATTTCTTAACGTCAGCTTCTGCTTTCGTTTCTGCAATTTGACTGTCTTTTCTGAATCCAGCATACACTAATCCGCCAATTAAAGCAGCTACACCACCCATAGCAGCAACACCACCTAGACCAGCTGCCCCACCAAGTTTACTAACTGCGCCACCTACTGATCCTAGTTTTTTGCCCATACCTTTTATTAGATCTTTCATCTTGCCGAGCATTCCACCTGACTCTGCGTCATCTTCAGTTTTTTTATTCTGATCGCTAGTTGGAACTGGTATTTTTTGTTTTTTGGGATCGGTATTTTCTGCGATAGTTTTCAAAACATTAGTTTGATCATCCATCATTTTCTTTTCTTCAACTAGCTGCTCTTCAGTAGATGTCTCATCAGAAGGTGCAGCTAGATCAGCTCCACCTAATATCTTTGCTTTAGCATCATACTTGGTATACTCAGAAGAAAGAGACTTCCTTTTTTCTAGTAATGCCTTTCCTTGTTGAGTCCTTGCTAGTTCTTCTTCACTTAGCCCTGTATCAGCTTTAAATTTTTGCAACTGGGCTTCATTAGATTTAACTTCTTTCGATGTTTTATATGCACCTTCAAAATTTTTCTTTATTTGATCTCTAGATAAAGAAGGATCAATTGCTTTCTGTTGCTTTATAAACGATTCTCTTTCTATAGATTTGTTTAATATACCAAAAGCATTGAACTTCTTCATTAGTGACATTCTTATATTATCACCACTAAACGATTCTTTAAAACTTTCCTTTTTCCTTGTTAACTTCTCAGCAAAAGTTTCGAACGTCTTCATACCTGAGGCAAGTTTTGTTATTGACTCTATTTCTTCATCTCTCAACTCTAAAACTTTTTTAAGTTGGATTACTTGCTCTTTTTGTAATTTTACAAGATCTTCGTTAGCTGCAACTGCAGATTCCGAACTAAGCGTTTGTAAGTTTCCACTTTCTAGTTTTTCTTTGATTGAAACTAAGTTACCCAAAGAATTATTTTGGATCTCTAGAAGTTTGCCGAATTGTGTTGGCGATGAAGTTATAACTGCCATTTTACATTCTCTTTCTTGATTCTATCTGTTGTTTTTCATCTTCTAAATGCTTAACTAACATGAAAACATAAACTTCTCTTTCGAACGGTAACATTTCCTCAATTTCCGTTAGCGAATACTTATGGTATTGCATTAAGGCGAAATTTGTTTTATAATAGTTCGCCAAACTTTCATGACAAAGATTAATTAAAAAAAACTTTCGATTCCTTCTAACGTCTTTTTAAATTTCTTAGAACAAACTGGGCAACCGTACTCAATATCTTTTGTAATCTTTGGCATAGTGCTAAAGAACCTTTGAAGTTTTACAAACTGATCAGAAGTTAGGTTGTTTAGGAACTCCAACAATTCCTCTGGCTTTTGTTCTTTTGCGTGGAAGATCTCATCATTGTTATAGATGTATTCTATACACTCAGCTACTATCTCAAATACAGCATCTAAGTTATCTGTATCTAAATTTTTTAGTTTATGTAAACTACTGAACGAAGGATACTTCATAACTACACCAACATCACCGAACAAATCAATTTTATTAGTATGTTCTGGATCTTTTTTAACAGTGATAGAGCTAAGATCTAAGCTGTATTTTACAACTGCTTTCTTGTCGTCCTCACCATGATCCTCGTCACATTTCAGATACAACTCTACAATTTCACCTACAGATTTTGATCTTATCTGAGTAAACATGTACTCCATATCGAAAATTGCTAAAGAATCTGCATCAATTTCATCAAGTGTGCAATTAATTATAACATTCTTTAGGGTATCAACCATCACTGGTATTTCTTCTGACTGCTGTGCAATTAGTAATGCCTTTTCTTCTTTAATAAGGAATGGTCTAAATTTAACAGTCTTCCCTGTGGAGGGAATTATCATATTGTAGGTTGGTGTCGCATTCATCGGCAATGCCATTATTAATCTCCTTTAGTCATATTCTTAATTAGTTTATTCAACTCAGCTGTACTTCCCACAAAAATTGCGTTGTTTGTAATTTTCTTTGGGTCATCTTTAGTAGATGGTTCGTCTAACTTTTGTTTTTGACGATGTAAATCTAGTAGTTGCTGGTTCACATCAGCCAGCTGTTTCATTAGATTACCAACAACCTCAAATGCCCTGGGATGCTCAGACGACTGCGCCACATCTAATGCGCTCTGTAATGCGCTTTGTCCTTGCACCAATAATATGTGTAGATTCTTACGTGTCGTTTCATAATCTACATCAATTTTATTTCCAGTATCTGGGATAATTTCGCCATCGGCTGTAGTCACAATTTCCTTCACATCAGAGGGTTCAACATCGAACACCTTTGACAAGTTATCATCAATTTTCATTTTGTCAGTTCACCACGTTCAATTAGTTTTTGTTTGTTATAAAGATGCATCTCCTGAACCAATTCTTTATTTTCTCCATTATAGAGAACTGCATAATTGTTGTCGATCATCCACTGGTTTAAACTCGTTCCGTCTTCCATAATGAATACAGCAAGAATACGTCCAAACTTATCATCATTACTGTCAGATTTTTGAGTTTCAATTCTCACCCAAGAACCGACTGGAAGTTTCTCAGCTAGTTTCTTTTTAGATAGTTGTCCACGAACTTTTTCTTCGTTGTTAGTAGTTCTAGATTCTGGTGTGTCTATGCCAGCCATACGAACACGCTGGCTTGCCAGAACGATATTGAAACCTAAATCTAAATCAATGTCAACCGTGTCGCCATCAAGAACTTTTAGAACCTTTGCTTTATATTGATACATGTTATTCCTTCGGTTTATTTACATATTTGTCAACTATCGCATTAGCTACCCATGCTCCCATGTAACCAATAAAATACCACTCTGACAGTTTATCGTGAACTATCAGAAAAACAAACCCCCAAGTTGATACGACCCACGCACCAAACCTTGTAAATTTCTTTTCGTCAAGTTTCCCACCCGTACCAACTAAATCTTTGATGTCAAAAGTATCATGCGGATTTCTGTGCATAGCAATCATAGTTAAGATTACCATGAGTATTAATAATGCCAGCAATAAAGACAAAGTTGTCTTTACTGTAAAAAATGCTACGAACTCAGCCATTATGCAGATAGTCCAGGTGTGCTAATTATTCCACGATCGATAGAAATTCCATTGCCGAGACCAGAAAAACTGTTGTTCTGTCCACCAGATAAGCCACCTCTACTAAATGAGTCTTGAAATGCTGAGAAGTCTTTAGAATATAAATCAATAGAATTATTAGTTATGACAGCATCATTCGGTAATGTAGTTTTACCAGAAGACACCCAGTATCTATATTGCATAGTTACGTTAAACTTCATAACGTCTTTAGCAGAATAATCTAATGTTACAGAACTCATAGTTTTTGGATAAACTTCGTACAGGTCAATTGAGTAACGTGTTTTATCATTAAGATCTTGCACTTCAACTGTCATAGTAGAAGTATAGCGATCATAGTAGTTATAGTGTCTTGTTATTGGATCTTGTATAGATGCCATCCAAGAATCAAAAAGACGTTTCACTTTTAAATCTGTATCTACGTAAAACGACATATTGCAAGAATCAAAAAGTCTTTCGTAAGGCATCTCTCTCACTTCACCAAATGTTCTTGATTGTGTGGTTGAATAGTTGTAGCCAGGAAGCTGAACTTGATCGCAAAGTAGTAAAATTTTATAGAGCGAATCATAGTTTACATTAGCTGGTGGGGAAAACAAAACTCTATATCTATTTGATCTAGATAATCCCTCTGTTTTAATCTGTGATATGAAATCCTTGATCATGAGTTTGCTGCCCTTCTTGAGTCTCCCCAAACTTCTTGTTTACTTGCACCAACAAATCGCTCAACTGGAAGTAACATTGCAGTTGCCCAATCTTTGGAGTTTACTTGTCTGAATACAGATCTTACGTTTCCCGTAATATATCGTTTAACACATGGCTCTGCCATTTTATATCTGGCTACGCCATCAATCAATTTCCAGGAATACTTAATTTTTGTAGTTTCGTCTATTTTGGCATTATTAACGTATATTAACAATCTGTCTAAAAGAGTGATTCTTAATGGGTAAGGAAGATAATGCATATTCAGTCCCATAAATCCATCCTCGGTTTTACCAAACGGAAATACCAAAGGAAACTTATCATAGTATGGTAGATCGTTCTTTGTTTTGGGGTCATATACAAACATGTATAGGTGCCCTGGAATAACTCTGGTTGTATTTTGTGTAGTATTCCCAGCCAAAACTTGCT